ATAATCACAATAGCCTGCACCACTACCTAAACTAAAATCTAAATCCACACTTGCATAAATTGTAGCTGTTACAATGTTATCTACTCTTGTATAATAAGCAGAAATTGCTGAAGCATCTGTTACGCAATTAGTAAAGTCCCCAAGTGTAGGTGCCCAAGTGCCGCTTGCAATATCTGCTTGTGTTATTGTACAATTAATAATTGGATTTAATGGATCAATAGTATTATTTACATCTATACCAGTTCCACCTACTACAGATTGTAAACCTGAACCTGGAGGAACTTCTTGTAATGCTGTTATAGCATTTACAAGTTTATTTAAATGACCAAATCTACCAATAACTCTGTCATTAGCAGTTCTAATTAATGGATCTAATCCTGTATTACCTAATATAAATTGTTCCATAGTTTAACTGCAGCCACAACCACAACCACCAGTTGTTGCTGTACCACATAATTTTTGAAGTTTGTTTAATAGTTTAGTAAATTCTGCAGTACCTAAAGATTCTGCTGTTGCTTTTAATGCTTGTAGAATACCATCTGCAAGTAAGAAATCTTCATAAGCTTGTGAGTCACAATCATTACATAATTCATTTGCAACTGCTGCTGCTTTATTAGCAACACAACAAGCTACATTACAATATACTACAAAAACAATATCTGTAGTATATACATTTTCATTACTATCTGTAATTGTGTATGTAATAGTATAATAACCATCAGCTAAATTAAAATTACCACTTGTATCTACAGGAGTATATTGATATAATTCAAACTCTGGAAATATAGATTGCTGTATTTTATTTAATACGTTAATTGGTGTTGCTACGCCACCATTTAGTGATATACTAATAGTAGCTGCAGTAACATATGGTGAATCAACATTTGTTTTCCACAATGTTAAATCATCATTCCAACCATAAGGGTTAGTAACACTATTATAAAACCCAGTAGTATCGTTAAATGTTATACCTGTGCATCCATTAAGACAAGCAGATATTGTTGGTATAAATGCCATAATATATTATAGGTTTTATTGTAAACAAAAATAGTGAAAAACCTAATTCAAAAACTAGGTCCTTCACTATCCTTATTTATGTTGTAAGTTGTTATACTATTGGATTTGGAATATTAGGAAATCCTTTTTGAAGTGTCCAAGCATTAAGTACTGTTACAAGTGTTAAAGCTTGTGTAGCTAAAGTTGCATCAGCATCAGCCATATAAAGTATAGCTTGTCCTTTGTTTTGTCCTGCTCCAATTAAAGATGGTAATTTGTCTAACCAACCAATTATTACTGGTTGATATTGTTGTCCAATATCAGCATCTTGCTCACGGAACAATGGAGGAACTTGGTCAACAAATACTTGACCTTCATCACCCCAAGAGATATACTCATCATTAGCTACTTGCTCATAAACAGCAACACCATCAAAGGCAGCAGTTGTAGTTACAGCAGTTACTGTAGCAGAAGGTGTAAATCCTTGAATAAAAGTATTGAATCTAACTTTGTCATACTGTCTCCAACGATTAACGTCATATTTTTGTTTAAGACCTGTAATTTTGATACCAAAATCAGCAGATGCTGCAAGAGTAGCAGTAATTACTTCTACGTTAGCTACTCCAATAGAACCTGTAGTTCCTTGATAAGGTACTTCAAGTACAATACTAGTAGGTGATGTTACAGAAGCAACTTTGTAAACAACTGCAGCAGTTGTAGTACCTCCTAATCTAATAAAATCTCCTGCAACTACGTTAGTTACAGTTCCATTAATAACTACATTTTTTGCATAACGAGTTACCCCAAAAGTAGTAGCAGTACCAATAATAGCAGCACCAGCATTATTACAAACAAGTTCAGTAATTACTCTCCAATCAATAGTTCTGTTTGGTCTGAAGTTTTGTACTAATGATGCTTGTAGACCATTAGCAATTTCTGCTTCAGTAGCAGCAGGACTTGATTGGTAAGTACCATATTTGTAGTTTGCAGGTCTTTTACCATAAGCAAATTGATTAGGTACATGTTCAAGTTTTACAGTGTAAAAATTGTTATTTAATACTGCAATTTGTCCAGAAGTACTATTATACCCAACAAAATCTACTTGTTCTGTAGCTGCTTTTCCTGGAGTTGCTCCCCAAGCTGCAATTTGATTAAGGTCTAATACAACTTGCTGTAAAGGCAAATTTGCACCACGATCTTTGATGATTTTAATTTTAGAGTAATTAACTACTGTAGTTGCGTCTAATACTTCATTAGACATATTAGCTACTACTACTGAACCAGTAGCAACTGAACCAGGAGTAATTGTACCAGAAGTTACTGCTGCTTGAGCAGGTACAATGAATACACTCTTAATGTTATTTTTTGAATCTAAAGCCATTTTTTTAAAATGTTAATTTGTTGTTTGTTTTTGTTTTGCAAATATATAAAATATTTATTCTAAATTCTCTGCACTTAATTGGTTAGCAGGTATCTGTTCCCTCACTGCTGCAGAGAGTAATTTTACAGCGATGTCACATATACTTTGATGTGCTAAAGGATCTAATTCACAACTTACTTGTAAGTTAGGATTAGCTAAATTAATTTCAATATCTGTAGGATATTTAATGTACCTCATATAATAATTGGTAACATTTTCATTAGGGTTAGTACTAAATATAATACCATGTATTTTTCTATCGGGACCAATATTATTAACTTTTTTAGTACCATGTTCTAATCTCCATAAAATACCTTCAGTACCATCAGTCCATGGTTTTTTATAAGGGTTAAAATAATTTAAATTATACTCATCATGAGATATTGGAATTACAGTAATTCTATTATATGTAGGTGGGTTACTACCACATTTTTTAACATCTGTAGTACAACCTTCATAAATAGGTATCATACAATCAACTGGAATTGCCCAGAGTTTTTCTCCAGGCAATATACCAGTTTGTTGATTGTCAGGCAATCTTTCAATAGGAGGAAAAGCATCTTGACTATCCTTTATTAAATTTGCTAACTCTTGGATTCTAACTTCAGTTTCTTCAAAACCCTCCATGTTTCTATTACTTTTAGGGTTGATTCTTTGTAGTATATAATACCATTGAGCCTTTGTTAGAATAATGCTTGCTTCAGGGTCAACAAACCCAGGAGCACTTTGTGAATAAAGTGCATCATATGTCACAAGGACATTATCCCACATTTCATTAGCTGTCATAGCCAGATTGTTCTTTAAGTCTTTCTATAATAGCAAAGTTTTCTGGATCATTTATAAATTTAATTGCATTTACTTGTGGTCCAATATCTTTACCATCTAGGAATTGGTAAGTTTTTTCTTTAGTTAAAACCAAGGCACCATTCTTTATTGCTTTCATTAATAATAGTTTTGCATCTTTTTGAGGATCATTTACTATCTTTAAAAATTGAACAGGTGAATCATTAACGAGTTTTCCAACATAGGCAAACACATAATCATAGTTTGTAGTATTACTAATTCTTGAATCATATAACCACATAATTTCTTTCAATTGTTCAATATCTGCTTTAACTCTTGCAAACCAAGAATATGCTTCTAGTTTTGTATTTAATTCTTCTTTTTCTTGTATCTCAGCAACTTCTTGATCTACTATCATAAATCTGTAAGTACGCTTTTTGTTTTTCTCAGAAGGTGATGGTGCCACCACATTCTTGTTTAACATTAATACTTTATATTTTAGCATATCCATTGGAAGGTTTAAATCCAAAGTATTTGCTTCATTTCTCAATTTAACTGTACCACTTCTTTGCCAAAATGTATCAGGAAAACGATTACCTTTTTCATCAGTTTTATACTTAGTGATATCAAGGTCACCTTTATTCATTCCTAACATTCTTTCAAAAAAGTCTTGTTCAGTAATTTCATCATCAGGAAATTCAGGAGTTCTAACTTTCTTAATGTTGTCAAGTGGTCTAATATATAAACCTGTCTTTTTACTTACTGGTACTGACAAATAAGTGAGTGCAGTATTAAACTGATAAGAGCCATTAGTCTTATCTTTACCATCTTCACTGATTTGGTATTTGTGTCCCCAACTATTGGGTCTTACAATTGGTACAACTTTAACCACTTTATCTATAAAGAAGCTTTCTAATGGTGTAGTCATTGTTTCTGTGTCATTAATCTTTTTAGCCATTTTCTTATTTTTTACAAAGGTATAAATAAAGGAGGATATATTTCAACCCTCCTTTATGTTAATTATTTATTATACTAAGTTATAACGGAAATCTACAACTTTTGTTGGATCAGTAATCATCATTCCACCCCACATCATTCTGTGAATTTCATAACCATCAGATCTAGATACTGCCATTGAAGGAGAACCTTTACCTGCAGGTGTGAATGGATCACGCATACCTGGGATATAACGGAATACAGATGGTTGACCTTTTACAGATACTCTCTTAATTCCTGATTCACCACCAAAATCCATAGCAATCATTCTACGAGATTCAGTAGTTCCACCTTCTGGGTGAGTTTCAGGAAAAAGAACTTTATCATCAAACATTGGACAGTACATTAATTCAAATGTAATACCATTGATTGAGTAGTATTTAGTAAATTGGAAACCAGCAGAAAGTGGCTTAGGAATACCATTAAGTTTTCCACCATTTTCTTTGTAAATAGTAGTATCATTACTACGGCCAGGACCATTACCTGCACTAGTAGTAATCATTAATTCAGTACCACCTTTAGCAAGTACAGCTCTGTGGAAATCACGGATACCATATTCACCTGTACACAAAGTAACAACCCTGTTACCCATCTCAATTCTTCCAATAGAAAGATCCAAGAATACTTCAGTTAAGAAGTCTAAATCAAGAGTTGAATAATAGTGAATATTAGATGGTGCAATTTGCTCAAACAAACCAGCACCTGATTCTAATGGATATTTACCAGAAGCATCTTTGTTTAAGAACAAATCTTTTTCTGTAAAGTTATGTAAACCATAGAAGTGCATAACTACGTTAGCAACCTCAGCTTGGTACATAGCTATCATATCAAGATAGTTAATCCAAACTTTTTCTTGTTTACCATCAAGACCTGGGAATGAAAACTCTAAAGGATAATTTTTACCTTCATTAATCATGTTACCAGGAACTTCATACTCAAAACGCTGCATAGTAATGCGGTTTCTCATTCTGAATGGTGAAGTAAAATTAGGCTTCTGACCACGGCTAGAAAGTGTAGATGGTGCTACGTTAAAAAACTTAGCCCAACGCTGACCAGCTTCAAGTTCATCTGCAGGAACAGATAATGTTGGATCTGATGTCAAAAGTTCTACTTCATATTCAAAGTTAGTACCTTTAGGTTTAACAGAGATTACGCGTAATAAGTATTCTGCTTTGTTACCTTTTAAAATGTTATCTGGCTCAAAATATTCTTCACCAAATACTACATAAAAAGCAGCAACACCTGCACCTAGTTCACCTGCTGAAGCAGCAGAAGTTCCAGTAGCATCATATGCTTCTAACAATGGAATATTTTTATCATGTTGACCTTGGAGCATCCACTCATAGTAGTTGTTTTCTTCAACTTCCACTGTTGGAAATTGATTGAGGAAGTCAAACATCGCATTCTTCAAATTAGTTCTGAAGATTTGATGAATGGTGTTAGTTACAAGCTGTGGTCGCTTCATGTATAAAGCTCCCAAGTTATTTGCAGTTACAAGACCATTGTAGTCTTTAGCTGCGTATTTCTGGAGTTGAAATAATTGCATGGTTTATTTATTTGTTTTTAAGGAAATGTTCAAGTGAGGATAATACATCAGATTCTTTTTCTGAGATATTATTACTCAAATTTGAGCCTGATCTAAATGCAGCTTTTTTTAATCTGTCATCTATTGATCTTGATACTTTAGTTTCTGCTAATCTCATTAGTTTAGTTAAGTCAGGTTTAAGATTACCTCTTTCATCTGTATTAAATAAACCTAGTTCAGTCAGATAATGCAACTGCATTCTAAAGGCTTCAGGATTTTTTTTTGACAAGGCTGCTACTTTGTTTAAGGGTTGTTTATTTTCATCATAACCAACTGTTTCTGTCATAGACTTATACAATTGGTCTTTCATTTTTTCAGTAAGTGGAACTCCTTTGAAAATCTCTGGAGTTTGTGTTATTGCTGATTTAAGAGCTTGAAGCCTTTGACTTGCTTCTTGTTGTCTTCTTTGAGCAATATATTGTTCTTCTTGTTTTTTAAATTCAATTTGTTTTTGAACATCTTGATTTAATGATTGTGCTGCTTCAAAACCTTCATCAGCTAATTCATCTAAATCTCTTGCTCTTTCAACATATTTACTTATTTTTTCATTAGAGAATCCTTTAGTTTTAAGAAGTTCTCTATAAAGTTGTTCTGCTTTTGCAAGGTTATTTTCTAAATCTTCTTTAGTAACACTGCCATAATCTACAATTTTACTACCAATATCAGATGCTGAATCTTCATCTAACCCATCCATAAATAATTGGAATTGAGTTCTCATTTTAGCAGGCATCTCAGATACAACTTCTTCAAAGATTTTTAATCCTCTTTTGAAGTCACGTCTTTCCATTAGATATTTAAAACTTTCAGGAGAACCATCAAATTCAAAATTATCATCAGTAGCAAAATCATCATCATCAAACAAACCTTCAGATTTTAACTGTTCAGCTAAAACTTTATATAAAGGTTCATCGTCTTTACCATCATCTTTCAAAGAACTATCAACAGGTGCAAAATCTTTTGCTTTCTGTTCAATACTTTTTTCATTATCATCTTCATCATCTGAATCACTTATTAGATTAGAAAGTTCTGTGTCAAAATCAAAGTCACTACTTTCAACAACATCTTTTATTAGATTCTTGTCTGAAGAATTATCAATTGTCTCTATTCCATCACCATCTGGTCCACCAAATTCTGGGGAATAATACTTATTTATTTTCATTTTTCTTATTTGTTTACAAAATTATGTTTATTAATTATTATCTTATTGTTATACAAGCTTATTCTATATAGCTTATTTCTTATCATATTTATTCTTATTTTCTTTTGCAATCTTTAGAGCAGTATCATTTTTCATCTTTTCAATTTCTCTATCATTTTTCATACCCTCTCTTGCAATTATTAATTTCTGTCTTTCAAGTTCATTTTTTTGTTGATCCATAGTATACTTTAATTGATGCTCTCTATCTTTCTGAGTTTGCTCAAAAGTTTGCTTTTGTTGTTGTAAAGCAATTTTACTTTGTTCTAATACATCAGGAATCATATTATCATTAACATCTTGGTCTTCTGCAAAGCCCATAGTCCTAAGAGTTTCAATTTGTACTTTATTATCTCTATCTAATTGTCTATTAACATCTTCTCTATTAAGTTTTTCATACTCAAGTTGTAATGCTTGTTGTCTTATTTCAGCTTCTTGTGCAGCAAGTTCTTTTTCATGCTGTTGTTGAGCTTGTTGAGCTTCTTGCTGTTCTTTAGCCATTTTATCTTGAGCTTCTTCTAGATATCTTGCCAATGCTGATATACTGTCTTTCTTATATATTTCAATAAGGTCTCTAAACTTAATCTGACCTGTCTGCATACCTGCGTGAGCCAATTGATTAAGGGCTTGCATAAGTTCTTGTGTGTTTGGTCCATCATCTATATGTATATCGTATTCTGATTCACAAAATTCATCATAACTATTAACTACTTCAACCATCATATCATCACCTACATACTGTACTTTTTTAGGATTCTGTTTCCATACATACTTAGCAACTTCTAATAATCTTTGCATACAATCTCTTTTAAAAGAATTATGTAAAGCAAAGTACTTTTCAGTCATTGAGTTAGATGCTGACCATCCCATATTAGATGTACCTACATTGGCATCACCTTTAATATCTCCTTGTCTGTATTCATTAACTCCAGATATTAAATCCATCTGTGATTTAATAAACCCAATAAGGTTAACGTGTTGTGTAATATAATTACCCATTTCAAGGTTAATACCTTGTGCTGACATTTGATTAAAAGTACCTGCAGATTTACCTTGCATTGGTCCTTTAATTACTTCATTAGTTGGGTCTAAGAATAAAATGTTAGTTGCTTCTGCATATTGTAACCACTTCAATGGATCCCACTCTGATGGAATCATACTTACATTAATCCCTAACATTGGGCCTTTATATTTAGACAATGCCAAGTTTAATCTGTGGAAATAAATATCATATAAATAATCCATAGGTTTAATGTTATCCATAAATGACATTACCCTTGAATTATTTGTATTACAGTAAATACCTACATAAGGTGGTTTACTTTCTGATAGATTAGACATACTTCTTGATTGATAAGGTATTGGTCTAATCTTAACATAAATATCATTAGCTATCTTAGTCCCTTCCCACCACTCATTAATCCATAACCAATCTACTGTTTCTCCAGCATCTTTATCTATTTTATAATACTCGTCTATTATCTTTTCTTGTTGGCTTCCATCTTCATCATAGTACTTTACTTTACCAATCTTTCTTCTTGATTTCCAACATACTCTCATTATTCTCACATTACCTCTTTGGTCATAAGCTCCTCCAAAATAGTGTGTTGCAATCTGATTAGGTACAAATAATTCTCCTGCAGTATATCCAAATCTTTCTTCTACAGTAATGTCCCTATTATAAGCCATTTGAATACCACCAGTTTTCATACTGTTGTATTCTTTACTTTGCTCTAATGTATCTATCTCATCTTTAGTAAGTTCATTGTGATAATAATCTACTACTTGTCCTACTGACATCATTGTATATTCTACAATCCAATCAGCATCTTCTAATTTATATGTTTCAGGAGATTGTATAGTAAACAAATACAAAGGATTAACCTTTCTAAATACTATATCATTACCTAATTCTTCAATACACACTACTTCTTCACCACAAACTAAGAAATCTTCCCAACATCTTAAGAAAGTATCAGATACATCAAGTCTTTTATATTCATATTTAAGTATCTTATTAGCAGTCATTTCTTTTAAATCTTGATAATTATACTTTAAGTATTTATCAAATTTAGAAAGCTCTTTCTGCATTTCTTCTTCCATCTGCTTTTGGTCCATTTGTTGACCTTGCATTGCAGCTTGTAGTTTTTGTTGTGCTATACCTACTAATTTTTCATACCACATATCTCTTACAGCTTCTTCCTTAGAAGAAATACCCATCTGGTCATCAGATGATATATAAGCTTTAAATGGATATCTAGTTAATCTCTTAGCTTCTTCACCTACTAAAGTGTTGATTTTAGAATTACCTAATCCAATATGTTGCATACTTTTAGGTGCAGCAGAAAACTCTACACCATAAGGCTCACAAATCTGTTGTATATCTTTATCTGTAAGCATGTTATTCCTAAGTCTGTAATTAACCTTCTTATTATAGAAAGTTTGTCTTACTACTGAGGAGTCAAACATCAATACATTTTCTCCAGCATCTACGCATCTTTTACCCCAATCAAGATCTTTTCTAGAATCTGGTAAAGCTTGTTCTGGTACTTGTATTACTAAATTATTCATATTAAGTTTACAAAATTAAGGTTATTTAGTTTACAAATCATTACTTGGTAAACATGTTGTTAAAAAAAGCACCACTTTCATTATAGCTGTTATCAGCAAATGGGTCATCACTATGTTTTAAAAATCCTCTTTCTTTAAAGAAATCAGATTCTAAAAAATTCTTAGTACTTCTTGTTTCTGCTTGTATTGCTTGTTTGTTCAAAGTAACATCTAATATTAATACAGCAATCAAAGCTGACACTCTATCAAAGTTACCATCTTTATTCCACTTAATTAATTCTTGTATTAATCCTGTAGAACGTAACCTGTTTACATTAAGTATTTCAGAGTTAGGTTCAATTGGTTCTAACAACCATTCTCTAATTAACTCTCTACCCCATGTATTAGTCCTCTCAGTAGCTTTAAACCCATAAGATGTATTCAAGTTAGGTTTCCACTCAATCTTATCTCTAAGCTGCATTGGAGTTTCTGCTAACATATGTAAACATTTTCTGTGTTCCATATAAGTAACAAAACCTAATTTATTAATCTCTGGAAATCCCGCAGCATTGTAATACACAATTAACTTTCTACAATTTTCATAGAATTCTTTAGCTAATTGTGGTCTACCTGTGTACTCAGCTACTATTCTTCTAGTAAATCTATCAAATACAAAGGCACAACCTACAGAATCTGTAGTTGAATAGTCATCATCATAGGGGTCAATACCTACAACATATCTTCTTACAAATACTTTTCCATCACTATCTTTTTGAGGCTGTTCATAAACCTCAATACATCCTTTAATATCATCATCAGGTCTACGTTTAATTGGATAATCTCTAAGTGGCATTACATTATCCATAGATGTAAACCTTAATTCACCATCTTCTTGTGGTGTAATGTAACCAACCCAATTACTTTCAACATATTTTTGAGAATTTACCTTAATATCAGCTAATCTTT